GGGACTTCTGGAATTACGGGGGTTGTCGCCTTTACGACAGCCGCCGCCTCGTTCAGGGCCAAAGGCAGAAGGCAACGTCCAGGTGGACATGACGTTATTGACTTGGCCCGGTATGACCGGTTCGTCAGTCAAGCGTCAAAAATCCTGGAAGAACTGGGGCAGACGCAACCCGAACCGCTGCCTCCCGTGGAACTGGCCATCGAGCCAATCCCACCGGCCCAGTTCCCGTCCTTTGAATTCAAGCCGCAGGTTCCTGACCTACCCACCCTGGCCCCACTGGCCGTCCCGGATATTCCGGCCATCAAGGGTAAACAATGGGTTCGAGGCGTTGGGTCCGTCAATAGTGACCCCATCGCCATTGAGGGTCAGGCAACCTTAACTATTAAAGGCCAAGCAGTTACGTGGCACCCAGCGACTATCGTCGCGGCCACGGGCTCGGTTGACAACTATTACACCATCCGTCAGCAGGACGACAAACTTGTCGAAGAGTTCATTCTTCGGCACCTGCTGTCAGCGGCCTAGTTGACTGTCGAAGAACGACAGCCGCATATTCCACATTCTTCGGCTCCACCTCCCCGGAGTGACGATCCAGAGGCTGGGTTTCCCTAGCACGCCCCTTGGGCACTAGTTGACGTCTTTTGCATGTCTGATGTTGTTGATGCACCCGATTTTGTGCAACCCGCGACCGTGGACTTCAGCTCGCTCTATGAGAAAGCCATGGCGCACCCGTCCGATCCGACGGCAGACTCGACTCCCGTAGCCGAGCCTGTCACCCCGTCGTCACCGGCTGTGGACTTTCGGTCTACGTCGGTTTCACCCGCTGATCAAAAAGTTGTCGATCTCAGTGACGACTCTCTGGTCAAGGTGAAGGTCGATGGGGTGGAGCAGACCGTTCCCTACCGCGAATTCAAGGATGGCATCCAGAGGGAAGCCGCCTTTACCAAGCGGATGCAGCAACTGGCAGATCAACGCCGTGAGGCCGAAGAGGTCTTCACCCAGCGAGCAGCCCAGTTGCAGCAACAGGCCGAACTGATTGCCTATGCCCAGCAGCAATTGCAAACACGGGCAGCACAGCCCGTGCCCCAGGCAATTCCTCAGTCAGACCCGAACGAGATTGCCACTCTCGGAGAAGTGCAGCAGTCACTGGCAACCTTCCAACAGCAACTGAATTATCAGCAGGCCGCACGCGAGCAGGCTTTTATGCAGCAGTTGCAGCAGGCAGGTATGCAGTTGCGGGAAGAGCAGGCCCTTGAAGCCGACCGATATAAGTTCAACACCGCGTTGAACTCGACCCTTGACCGTGATGACTTCCGCATCCTGAAGGATGTGCTGCCATACGCGGACGAGTCGATTCGGTTCCAGGTGGCCCAGATGGATCCCCAGTCTATTGACGAGGCCATTACCTTTGCGGAACATGTGGCCAAGGATTGGACTGACAAGATCCGCTCTACCAGTGCCGACCACCTCAAACGGCAAGAGGTCGCTAAGGCCCGAGCCAAAATGGAACCCCCCTCTGGTTCTCCACCGCCTCCGCAGCGGACTCAGCAAGCGTTCAAGAAGAACGGCCAGATTGACTGGAATATCTTGATGAGGAGAGCCGAATCAATGTTGGATGGCTAAGGTCCATCCATAAGGAGTCAGTATATCATGGCGTTTGATTACTCTGCAGCTACCCCCATCCTGAAGGAGGTCTATCTTCCGGCCCTTCAGGAGCTTCTGAACAATGCAACCCCGCTCCTCTCGGCCATCGAGAAGGACATCACCCCGGTCGAAGGCGGCAACTTCGTCGTGGGCATCCATCGTCTCCGGAACAACACGGCGGCGATTGGTGCGTCTGAAGGTGCTACCCTTCCGGCGGCTGGTCAGCAGGGCTTTGTCCGGGCCATCGTGCCGGTCAAGCAGCTCTACTCGCGTATCAACGTGAGTGGTAAGGCCATCGCGGCGACCAAGTCCAACAAGGGTGCGTTCCTCAAGGCCCTTGAGGCGGAAATGAAATATGTCATGACCGACACCAAGCGTGGCATCAACCGTCAGCTGAACGGTGATGGTACGGGTGCTCTCGCCTACTGGACGGGTGCGGACGATAGCACTCCGGCCACGGTGGACGACGGCCACGGCAACGGCACGACCCAGCTGGGCACCGGTGCCGTGACCTGTGACCTGATTGCGACGTCGGATAACTCGACCAAGCGTGGCACGGCCATCGTGGTGACCCGTGGGGCTGTCTCGACGGCCAGTACGTCGGTGTCGTGGACCGGCACGGTGTCGGGCTCGGCGGCGGGTGACTACCTCGTGCTTGCAAACACTCTCGGCAACGAGATGACGGGCATCCAGGCGGTCATCAGCGATGCGAACCCGATTCTCCTGTCGGGTGGTTTGCACGGGCTTCCCGTGGCGACTTACCCGGACTGGAAGGCCGTTGTGCTTGGCAGCGATTCGTCCAAGCAGGACCTGAGCTTCCCGCTCATCCAGCAGCTGGTCAGCCGGATCATCACCGAATCGTCCATTGACGAGCAGGACCTCAAGATGTTCCATTGCCACCCGGCGATGCGTGACACCTACGTCAAGCTCTGCCAGGACGAGCGTGTCTTCTACAACGTCATGAAGCTCGATGGCGGATGGGAAGCCGTGACCTACAACGGTAAGCCGGTCGTGGCTGACGTGCAGTGCCGACGGAATGCTTTCTATGCGATTACGCCCAGCTCGCTGAGCCTCGCACAGATGGCCCCGCTGGACTTCATGGATAAGGACGGCTCGGTGTTCTACCGTATCAGTGGTGGTGACGTGGACGCCTACGGTGCGACCGCGTTCGTCTACCAGGAACTGATGTGCAAGGCCCGTAACCAGAACGGCGTGCTCCTCGGCATCAACGAGGTGTGGAGCTAATAGCTCCCACCACTGAGGGAGGGGGCTTAAACCCCCTCCCCTCTTTAGGAGTTTAGAAAATGGCAAATGCAAAGGCACTGAAGTTCCCCCGCACTGAGCGTGGGGACTACTCGGCTAAGACGGCGGCATATACTCTGCTCGCATCCGATTCGGGCAAGACGTTTGCTTGGGATTCGTCCACGAATTTCAAGTTCACCTTGCCTGCGGTTCAGAAGTCCCAGAAGGGCATCTTCTACCATTTCGTGATTGCGACGGCTGCCACGACGGCATCGTCGAATGGTCATGGTGTGACTCCGAACTCGGTCGATAAGATCGTGGCTCCGGGTGTGACGGCTGCGGATGCAAAGTATGTGTACTTTGATTCGTCCTCGGATGCTGTGGGCATGGGCTTTACCCTCGTCAGTGATGGCGTGGATGGCTGGTATGTCCGTAACATCACAGGCACGCTGACCCGACAGACGTAGCATGACAATGGGGGGAAGTCATTCCCCCCATTTCTTGAGGAGGAATCATGTCTACTATCCCAGAATCTTTTGCCGAACGTCTTGAAGCAGCCTTCAAGGGCCGACTTCGTATTCGTTGGTCCGACGCCCGCAAGGAATACCAACTCGAACAGAAGGTTGGTCGAGCCCTTTCAAGTTTCCCCGTCTCATCCACTAATGACGATTCCATTCGTCTACGGGACGGTTACCTCTACATTCTGAGCATTCGTCCAGGCACGCGGATGCCCTGCCCCCGATGCACGACAACTCTTGAGGTGCCTGTCCGGGAAATCAGAGAACTCTCCTGTCCCCTGTGCAAACTGAAGGGCCGTGAACATCGAGTCTCTGCCGGATACTTTCCCCTGGACGATCAACTCATCGACTATTTGAAGAGGTTGGACCCGGAGCGAGACGCCTCGTGGTCCATCCGGTCCCAGGTGGACCAACACAATACGGCCATTCTCGAAGCCCAGCGGGCCAAGGTGATCCACGCGGCAGAGAGTGCGGCCAATGACGACTTTAACCGTATCGCCGGTATTCCCTCCGTGGGCTACACCGGAAAGGAACAGGCATGGCTTTCGTAAACCTCTCTGCCCTGAATCATAAGAAGTCCTACGCGACTGAGCAGTTGTCGGTAACGACGGGGGCAGCCGTGTCTCCGACATCCGATAAGGTCAACAATGTGCTCACGGGCACTGCTGTCATGACCACCACGTCAGGTGCGTCTCAGGGCCTTCCGCCCCAGGGTGGAAAGGCGACTGCGGCCCTCCTGACCACGGTGACCAATGGTGTCTATGCCACCTTCGATGGCACGACTCCGTCCAGCACGAATGGTGTCAACATTGCTGCCGGTGACCAAGTCCTCATCGAGGGCTACCAGAACATCAAGAACCTGAAGATGATTGGCAACGGTGGCACGTCTGTCGTCAACGTCGCCTACTTCAAGGAGTAAGGTCCAGTGCGGACCTTCAAGCAACTCCAGGATGACACCCTGGCATGGATGGCTGACCAGTCCGATACGGGGCTGATGCGAACGCTCGTCAAGAATTCGTTGAATGAGCACCATCAGCAACTCCTGCATGAAGACCGATACGACTTCATGTTGTGGCCCCGCTCGGAAACACTGTCCGTCCTGGCCAATGTCACCACCTACGCACTCCATCCCCAGTTCGACCAGCCCCTCTACCTCTACAATTCAGACGCCAAGGAATACCTGGAAGAAGTTCCGGCTCGCTCCCTCCTGGAGTCTGGAGTCGATTGGGCCACAGGCACACCGACCAAGCCTGACCGGTTCATGCTGTCAGGTGTGGCCAAGGTTGCCACACAGCCGACCACGGCTGCTGTCGTAACGGTTACGACGACCGGGGGCACCGAAGCCGCCGTCAACTCCATCATTGTGAGTGGAGTGACCTCAGCCGGGGACTACGTGGAAGAAACCTTGAGTAGCACCAACGCATGGTCCACGCTCACGTCCACCAACACTTTCCAGATTATCCTGGACATCACGAAAATCGGGGCTAGCTGGTCCCGAACCATCACCGTTACGTGCAATAGCCAGACACTCCTGAGCCTGACAGCGACCGAATATGGTCGGCAGTTCCGCATCCTGGAAATTCTGGGCACGCCCCAGGCCAACATTGATTTCCTTTATCGGTTCTACCGGAAGCCTCGTCAGCTGGTCAACGATAACGACATTCCCGACCTGCCTGAATCCTACGACGACATTCTGGTCCTGCGAACCCTCCTGGCCATGCAAGGCTACAGCAGGGCCACAGGAGACGAGCAAGCCCACTGGCGTAGCCGTCTGACCATGCTGGAGCAATCCTTGAAGATGACCTACCAGCAGTCCCGGTCACTGGGCGGACGGCCCACCTTCACAAGGTTCATTCCCCGTGGCTGATGCCTACAAAGAACTGGTGAACTGGGCGGGTGGTGTCGTCTCCTCGATGCCGCCTGACCAGATTCCCGACGAGGCCATTCCCCAGGGTATCAATACGGCCTTCCTCAAGGTCGGTGGAGGCAAGACGGGCATTGGCACCCGTCCCGGCCTGAAGACCGTCAATACGACGGCCCTTTCCAGTAGCCCAGCCCTGCACTGGCAACACGTCTACTCCTATAGCAACGGCACCGGCTACAATAACTATCTCGTCACCTGCACCAACGACGGGAAGCTCTACTACAAGAACAGCGACGACACCTACACCTCAGCCCTGGCCCCGCCTGCCAACTTCCCGTCTCCCTCGTCCCTCTGCTTTAGCTCGGGCGACAATCCAGTAGACGGGACCGTCCTGAGCAATCGCCTCTTCCTCCTGAACTCAAATGGAGAGAAGCGGTCCCTGGTCAACCAGACCTACGTGCCATGGGGACTGTCGCCCATTGCGACCTGGACCACCGCCGACAATGGCAGTGGCAGTTCGTCCATGCCAAACGAGACATACGACGTTACCATCACGTCGTATAACTCAACGTCGGGCGGCGAATCATCCTCGGCCACCTTCAAGAGTCAGGCCCTGGCCAGTAGCAATCACCGCATTGAAGTCACCATTACCCCCACGTCTGCCGAGTCCGCCCAGTATACCCACTGGCGTGTCTTCATTCGTCGGCAAACGACCCAGGCCAAACTCTACCAAGTCTTCACCCTGGAGAACTCGGGTGGCACGTCCATTGTGACGGACGGCAATATTCCCATTGCCACCACGACCGTCTACGTGGACCTGAGTGCGGCCCAGATTGCTGCCCTGACCACTGAGGCCCCCTCGACTACCGAGAACAATGGCCCGCCGACCAAGGCCAAGAACGTCATCACCTTTGGTCGCCGCCTCATTGTCAGTGATGGTCAGAAAATCTACTGGTCCAAACAGGACCGTGGCGATAACTTCTCATCCACCAGTTTCGAACCTATCGAAACGGGCGAGGGTGATGAAGTCCGGGGCATGCACCCCTACTCAGACGAACTACTACTCATCTTCATGAGCACGGCCATCTGGGGCATCTTTGGAAACGACCCCCAGACCTGGGCCATCAAGCCCGTAGACCTGACCGTCGGCATCACGTCCCACAACTCCATTGTTCCTTTCGAGGGCCGAGTGGGATGGTGGGACCCAGCCATCGGGCCCGTCTACTATGACGGTTCCCAAATTACTCGCATTGGCCTTCTGGAACTGGGCCCCTCTGCCGTTACCTCGGACCTCAATCAGAGTCGTGCCTCTTACGTCTATGCAGGCCATGAGCATTCGGGCTACCGGGTCATCTGGGCCACCTCCTCTACTGGCTCCAGCACAAATGACCGACTCTTCGTCTACAACTACCAACTGAATCGGTTCGAGGCCAGCTACTGGAATGCCATCGACGCCGCATCCCTGTGTGCCACGATTGCTGCAGACGGGAGTCAACGACTCTATCTGGGCGGCTACTACGGTCAATCCTTCTACTTTGACCGTCTTAGCAAGAATGACGGTGTGCCCAGCGGCACTACCAAGGGCACTTTCCTGCCCACGACCACCTCCGTCTCTACCCTGAGTGGCACGGGCTTCTACAATACAGGGTCCAAACTGGTGGGTCGTAAAGTCGTCGTCGTCGATGACGAGGGCCGACCGGTAGACAAGAAGCGTATCACATCGAACGATGCGACGACCCTGACCCTGGATTCGGCTGTCACGGGCCTGGACCTTTCCACGACCTACACCTTCTATGTCGGTAGCCCGGACTTCCGCTTCTTTGGCAAGTGGATTGACCATGAACAGCCGTTTCTGAGGAAACGCTACGATTGGTTCTACCTCCACCTGGGCTCTGATACCAACGTCGCAGATACCGTTATTACGAGCCAGTTGGAATTCAATACGGCATCAGCCCAAACCACTTCAACCAGTGTCTCGGGTGGAGCACTCTGGGATGTCTCCAAGTGGGATAGTGCCAAGTGGGGCGCAGGCAATACCCTGAAACTCAGGATTCCCATTGCCCGAAATGCCACGGCAGCCCGGCCTGTTGTCTATTGCTTTACTCCGGGCCGGGACATCGTGGTCTACAAGGTGGCCATGCTGAGCCGACTGCTGAGCGACCGCTACTATGGCTGACGTAGATCCTACTATATTGATCGAGGACGCAGCCCTCCGGCGCGTCCTCCCCTTTCGTCGGTTCGAATATGTCGATGTGACCTTCCAAAAGGCCAACACCGATACCGTCATCCCTTACTCGATTCTTCGGCCCAACTCCATCGAGTCCATTCGGTGGATAGACGTGACACCTGGAACTGTGGTCAGTGGCTCAAGCGAAACTCCAGCCTACGTCTACAAGTCCAATCTGCCGTCACGACTCGCCTGGGCTCCAGGTTACATCGTGCTCAGGGCCACACAAGATACCTATTCGACTCGGCTTCTTCTCTTCCTGGAGCGTGCCTAATGGCCATCAGTATTCCTTACGCATTTACGGCAAACACTGACATTCTGTCGGCCCAGGTCAATGCCAACTTCGATGCCCTCCTGAATGCCCTGGACAAGAGGGGCGATACCCTGACGGGCAACCTGACCGTCGCATCCGGTGTCACCATCGACGGCGTGGACATCAGTGCCGTCATTGGCACGGGTGGAACCCTGTTGGCCGTGGACGGGTCAGCTGTCACCAATCTCAATGCCTCGAATCTTGCAAGTGGCACGGTAGGCACGGCACGTCTGGGCTCGGGCACGGCAAGCAGTTCAACCTACCTGCGGGGTGACGGAAGCTGGGCCACCATTGCTGGTGGCGATAGTGACCAAATGGTGCTCGCGGCACAAATCTTTAGTTAAGGAGTCTTATGGCAACGTATAGCAAGCAACTGCTTTCGGGCGGCACCAATGGCAAGAACATCAAGGTAGCAGCCACCTCGACCCCCGGCACGACCATCCACACGGCAGTCTCTGGCACCTCATCCTTTGATGAAATCTGGCTCTGGGCGATGAACACCGATACCACTGACCGTAAACTGACCATTGAGTTTGGCGGCACCACGTCCCCGGACGACACCATCGAACTGACCATCCCAGCCGAATCGGGCTGGATTCCGGTGGTCCCTGGCCACTTGCTGCAGAATAGCCTCGTGGTCAAGGCCTTTGCCGCCACAGCCAACGTGGTCCTCATCAACGGCTACGTGAACAGGATTGCCTAATGCGTACCTTTAATCCTTTTGCAGTATGGTCCCAGGTGCCCCTGGCGAATCGAAAAGTTCGCACGGGTGATTACGCCGAATACGCCTGCACATTGACTAACTCTATTGGGCCGGGGACTAGCACAACGGCAACCTCAGATGTCAACGTCATTACCTTTACTGTTCCAGCCAATACCTGGAATGACGGCGAATCTATTATCATCCGAGCCACAGCCCTATCTAAGATGAATACGGCTGATGGCAATACTCGCTCCATTAACTATAAGATTTCATGTACTGGAGCAAGTGCATCAACTGTCACAACCACGGCCATGAGTGGAAATGCCAGCGAATTCAAGAAATATGGCGTTATTGAATTGATGCGAGTAGGCTCAAAAATTGAAGCCGTCACAGCGGCATTTGATTTGACGTCTTCCAATTTGTTCGAAAGCCCATATAATAACAATCGAACTTCGCTGGTGCAGATTACCCCTACCGCGTTTACAAGCGACATCACTGTTAATATTGTGTCGAACTTTATTTGTGATACCAGTGCAACAATTGCGACAGACACATACTTCAAGCCGCAGTGGGCATACGCCTACAAGTCCACGACGTTCAGGCGGTAAGGGGAAGACATGGCTAATTATGTATATGCGGTAGAAGCATCCACTGGAATCTTTGTGTATGGGGGTGAGACTCCCTACGACATTGACCCCATTACGCTGTCCCCGGGCCAAGTTCGTGTTGAATTGGATAGCCAACCTCAGCCTCTAACGGAACGGTGGGATGGTCAAGCTATTCGCCCAGCGACACCCGCTGAGATTAAATATTATCGGCAAGCCGTCCTGGGTCAGCAGAGAATCGTGTCAAAGGTGGCCTTTCTAAAGTTGTTGACTCCATCCGAGTATGCAACCATGTTTACCGTGACGGACCCGGTTTTGTCCCACGGTGTGGCTATCTTTCAAGCCGCTTCTGAAATTGACCTTCTTGACCCAACCGTTGAATACTTGCTCAATTATTGTGTCCAGGTTAATGCCTTGACACAGGCCAGGAAAGATGAATTGTGGGCTGGCATGCAAGCTGCTGCCATTTGACCATTAACCCTTCTTGTGGTATAATCTAACCATGGACGTGGCACCCTACCTGAATTTGATGATTCCTGGGGCAATCGCTATTGTGGTGTGGCTGATTCGGCTAGAGGGTCGCGTCAATACCCATCAGGCATTGCATGATAGACTGGCAGCGGACGTGGCTTATATCAGGGCCCGGATTGATTCGGCTCTGAATGGCAATTTTAAGGACCACGAATGAATCCGCTGAAGCTCCTCAAAATCTACAATAAAGCTAACCGGGTGGCGTCCTTGGTTGAGGAGGGGACACACTCGTATGAAAGGACGCACGACGTGAGTAAGAGTCTGTTTGTTTCCAAGACGTTCTGGTTCAATCTGGTGACGGCCACCGTTGAACTGACCGGGGTTCTCCCGATTCCCCAGGGTACGGCTGCGGCCATCCTTGGTGTGGGTAATATTGCCCTGCGTCTCCTGACCAATCAGCCCGTTCATATTGTTGACCCGGCAAAGTAATGGAACTTCGGCTCGAACGAGAGCCGACCATTGACGAGCGAACCTGGGGAAAACTCTACATCGACAATACGTTCTACTGTTATACCATCGAAGATGCCGTGCGTGCTCAGAAAATTCCGGGCCGCACGGCCATTCCTGCCGGTCGCTACCTGATCCGCATTACTCCCTCGGCTCGTTTCAAACGTCGGCTCCCTGAACTCATTGACGTCCCGAACTACAAGGGCGTCCGTATCCATCCTGGTAACACTATCGAAGACACCGAGGGGTGTCTCCTCCCCGGCCTGGAACGAACTACGGTTGGTGTTGCCAAGTCCCGCCTCGCCTTTGAACCTCTTCTGGCCCGCCTAGAGCGTGCGCCCGGTCCACACTGGATCACGATATGCCAACAGGACTCCAAGCCAATAACCTGAGCCCGATGGGCTTTGGTCAGCCCAATATGAGACGATTCGCCGCACAGCAACCCGGTCCCGGATATGGTATGCCCGGAATGCCTGTTCCTCCTGGGCAGCAGGCCCAGCCTGCCCCGCCCCCTGGTGGGGCTGGTCGTGCAGGTCCCCCTGGAGCCACGCCCCCCGGCATCCCTGGTGGCCTCTACCAGTCTCCCATGGGCCAACAAGCTGCTCAGGCCAAGCCCAAGCAGTTCCCGGCTGATGCCACCTACAATCGTATCCAGTCGGCCATCCTGAATCCAGGTCCGCCTCGACCGATGATGTCCCCGCCGCCCCAAGTTCCGACCCCGGGTGGCCCGCCCATTGGCCCCGGTGAAGTGAACCTGGGTGGAGGCCCGACCCCGATTGGCCGACCGGTCATGAGTCCTGGCCTGCTCGGACCTGCCCCGACTCCCATGAACCCGCCACCGACGGGTATGGGTATGCCCGCCCCCGGAAGTCCTGACTTCGCTGCGGCCATGCAGTTCATGCAGCAGCAACTGGGTGGAGGCCAATTCTAATGCCATTCGATCAAAACCACCAATGGTATGACGAGGACGAATACGGGAATAAGACCTATTCCGATCCATATAAATATGCCGACTATACAAGTCCAGATGGAAGTTGGCATCATTACGACCGTGAGACGGGCCAGGAATCGACTGGAGCACCAGGGACAACTCCCCCCTTTTCTACTGGAACTACAACTGGTACGGCCCCATACCAGTCCAGCGATGAGCAGAGGATTCGGGCACAATATCAAAGCTCGCTTGGCCGACAGCCTACTCCCGAAGAACTTCAATCCGACCTTGACAACGCCCGTCGATACGGATTGGGTGGCTCGCTTCTAAAGGACATTGCCTATCGGGCCCATAACACTCCGGGCCAGGGTGACCGTCAAGCTCCGGGCTTCAAGGGCTGGAACTATGGGACCACTGGGACCCCCGGTCCCGGTGGAACTCCTGGCCCCGGAGGAAGTGGTGGTGGTGGTGGAACAAGTGGATATCCGACACCAGAGCGGATGACCATGCCGACTCCCACGCCTCCTACCCCGTATGGCTCAACCTATCAGACCCAGATGGCAGACTGGGGTGGTGGGTATGGCGAAGCAGACCGCAACCGTATCATGTCGGCTATCCTTCAGCAGCCGGAGACGATGGGGCCAACTCAACAGGCCCAGTTGTTCGAGCAGCAGAAGGAACTCCTGAACCAGCAACGGACCCAGCAGGAAGCTCAGCTGGGTCAATCTCTTGCGGCTCGTGGACTGAGTGGAGTCGGCGGAACATCTTTGGCTGGCCAAATCATGGCGGGCCAAGACTTCCAGACGCAACTGCTTCAAAGCCAACGAGACATTTCGGTCAAGGCAGCCCAGCAGAATCGGGCCGACCAACTTGCGGCTATCGAGATGCAGAATGCCATGGCCCAGGGTGATTATGGCCGCATGATGCAAGTGTATCAGACCAATCAGCAAGAACGGGCCAACACCGAAAACTTCCTCCGTCAGGCTGCCGAACTGACGCAACGTGGTCAGCTCGGGTATAACGATCAACAATTGAATGCGGCTGTTGCTCAACGTAACGAGATGATGGACTTCTACCGGTTCCTTGAAGCCCAACGCCAGAATGTCAATGACTACGGGCTGAAGGCTGCAAGTTTGATGTTTAACCGAACTAATCCCTATCTTGGGTATTAAGGATAACTACTATGGGTAACTTCCTTGACATTAGCCCGGAGAATTGGGATAGAATTCTCAAGGGTGTTGACGTAGGCACAAAAATTGTTGGTGGTATCACTGGTGGTGTTCAAAATGCCGCAGACCGTGAACGCCAAAAAATGTTGGATGCCCAGGCTCGTCTGCTTCAAAAGTATAATCTTGAAGCAGCAGCCCGTGGTGGGCAAGCTGATTGGCTGCAGACACAGCTCTCAAATGATTTTGACAGAGCCAAGTCTATGGCAACTCAGTCTCCTCTGGGGGCTGAGCAGCTGTATACGCAACAGCAAAATTTGCTGGGCAACATGGGCCGTCAATTTAGCAATATGGCCATGCCGACGGCGTATGGTGGAACAGTCAATCCGCTGGCTGGACTGGATTTGTCAGCCTATTCTCCGGGAGCAACGGCTGCGGCTCTGGCTGACCGGCGAAGGGTTTTGGCTGCCATCAATCCCAATATGCAATTTTCTGATTTTAGTGCTTACGGATTGAGTGGAGATGGGGTTGCATCGGCCCAGCAAGGTGCCACAGATTACGCGGCCAGTCTTGCCCAGAGCAAGAAAGCTAAGGAAGACGAGATTACCAATCTCATCAATGCCCAGATGGATGCCGCTAGAAATTTTGATAACTCCACTCCTCCTACCGATCAAGGCCAAGCGCAGCCCAAGAAAACCAGTTGGCTCAAGAAGCTCGGAAAGATTGGGTTGGCGGTTGCAACTCCAGTTACAGCAGCCCTGACTGGTGGAACTTCGATTCCGCTCATGGCCGCAGTTGGTGGCTTGAGCGGTATGGGTTCCGCCAAACTCAGTGGAAGCAGCTGGAAGTCAGCTCTGGGCCAGGGAGCCATTGGAGCAGGCACAGGGGCCCTTGGAGCAAAGTTCCCTGCCAAGATGGGGATGCCCACGAATACAGCTGGGACAGCGGCCCAAAGAGTTCAGCAAGCCATTTTGAATCCAGCGACGATGGCCCGAATGGCCGCAGCCTCAACGTCAGGCCCCGTTAGTAATGTGTTGTCAGCCGTGGCTCCAGTGCTTGGCACTCGCCCCGTCATTCCGACCCGTGCTGCCCAGCCATTTTATGTTTGGAATGGGCCAACTCAGTAGGAGCATTTGTTCATGGCATGGTTTGATATTGTTGGTGGATTGGCGGAAGGTCTTGGGCAATCGGCCCAAATGGGTTTGGCCGATATTGCCAAGCGGCGGCAACTTGAGGAAGAAAAACTTAATGAAGCACTCAGTAGAATTCTTCCTGGAAGTGAATTGACGCCAGAGATGACGCAACAAGTTCTGAATTCCCGCAAGCTTGGGAAGGCATTTGTTGGCTATGACTCCAAAACGAAGAAACCATACCTTCTTCCAACAGAAGCGCAGCGTCGGGCAGAAGTTCAAGCATTCACGAATTCTGATCCAGACGCTACATTTGATGAGCCGGAAGCTCGTAGGTTGCAACGATTTGGCATCACACCGCAAATGATGACGCAAAAAGATGGAGGTCTGTATTCTAGAACTCCGACTCGTGCTGAAGCACAATCTGCCGAGGACCGTCTCACTGCTCGTGCCGAAGACCTTGTAAGCAGAGTTCAACCGGGGCAGCTTATCCCTGTAACTCCTGAGTCGAAGAAAGCAGCTGAGCTGTACCCTGGCCTGTTTACCATGGGCCCGAATAATCAATATCAAGTTAATCAATTTGGCCCTGTTGCCCTACGCGCAGAAGCAGCAGCTCGGCAACAAATGCAAGATGAGGTGACAAGACTCGGCCTTGCTGAAGCTCAGGCCGCTGCCGCCCAGAGAGAATCCGCAAATAGTCTATATGAACGCTATCGTGCAAACCCCAACAGCCTATCAATGCCAGAGCGTATCATGCTGGGCAGAACGAAATTCAACGATGAAAATGCTCTATTGAGCGCAGAAGAATTGCTGAGTCGTAATCCAGCATATCAAGCTGCCAAACTTGAAGTTGGTGCAAAACCGAGTTTTAATGACGCATATAAAGAAAAAGCCGCAGAATTTCTTAGTCGTGCGTTTGCAACACTAATGACCAATATGCCATCGACTGCCACTCCAGAGGAGCAAGCTAAATTCAGCGCCGATGCCTTTAACCGAGCCATATTTCTTACCGAAAGGGTGTATCCAGGAGCGCTGCCTAGACCCACAGTTACGCCGAGTGGTCAAAATCAGTCCTCGTCTAATTCTCAAAACTCACTTGGCCAGAAGTCCTCGGCTACCAAGCCGGGGGCGCCGGTGGCCTCATCTAACAATCAGCACCGACTTTACCCACCACCCGTGCGGCCTTAAGTGATTAAATGGCTAAGTATACTATTACGACGCCTGCGGGAACATCGTTTCAGATGGAGTCTGACCATCCTCCCACGCAGGAGGAGGTTCGCCAGGAAATCTGGAAGAGAAGTTTCCCTGCTCCACCGGAACCCACAACTCTGCAAAAAGCAGAGCATATGGCCAAGGTTATTCTGAGCCCTGCGTATCAGGGCGTGCTCAAGCCTGGGCTAGAGCTTTGGAACCGACCAAATGAATTTATCCCTGGTTTTTTCGCGGGCCTGAAAGAAGGTGGAATTCAAAAAGGACTTCAACGTGGCACTTCAGCCGTGTTTGAACCAAACCTTCGAGATAGCCAACAGCAAGAAAGTTATGGGCGCACCATTGAAGAATTGGCTCCTGAATTTGCACAGGCACATCCCTACCTGACTATTGGGGCAGGCACGGCACTTGATGTGATGCTTGACCCCACAAATCTTCTTTTTGGGGCGGGCTTTCTCCGGAGAGGAATACAAACTGGACTCAAGGCTGCTGGCATGGGGCAACGGGCCGCAGAAATTGCTACACTGGTTCCCGTTGCGGAGAAGTTTGCAAAGTATGTAACAACACCTGGGACGGCTTTGGCTCGGCAAGCTATGGCCAAGGCAGTCGAGAAGGCTCCTATTCTGGAGAAGATTGCACCAGGAGCGAAACTCAGTGCTGAAGTTGGCAGTGCAGGAAGGACGGCCTACCAAGAAAGCCAACTCCGAGATTTGCGCCATGCAACTTTGAATGCAGAGACGTCCAAAGCTATTCGAGAAATTCGTGCTACTCATGGAATCACGCCGGAACTTGACCACAAGCTGATGATGGCTGCGGCCTATCCTCGTGGACAAGAGGCTGCAGAGATTGCACAAGCTGGATTGACGCCTGCCCTTGACGAACTCAAGCAACTGACTGAGTATGCAAGAACAAGTGACGTTGCTTCTGGAGCCCTCTCTGATCGAAAACTTTTGGACCTTGACGTAAATGTCCGCAATGAAATTAAAAATCTGAACAGGGTCGATGCTCAACGTCTTGTTGATGCCATCAAGGCCTCGACAGCTCCAGATGGGCTTGTGGATATGCAAGCCCTGTTCAAGGCGCTTCCAGATAACTTGAAGTTGCAACAACTTGCCGACAATATTGTAAAGGACGCGACTATTTTTCCAACCCACAGTTTGGCTGGTAATCCAGACTATCGCTACATGTTGGCGGATTTTAGGGACATCCAGCTCCTTCCAGCAAGTGCCGGAAAAAATCTTATTGATGTTCCCTCTGCTCTGCCAAACTACGTCCTGACTGTAAACCCAGACCCTACCGCCCGACGAGCGG